GGTTCTCACGGCGATGTAGGCAAAGGTCACGACGGCAAAGGTCACGACGGCAAAGGTCACGACCACGGCGATGGGGATGATGACTGATGACCAAGTGGACCTTACCAGAGGGGCGCAAGCCCCTCACCGACGCCGACATTGCAGCACTGACGCGCCGTCTCGCTGGCACGGCTGTTGACTACAAGGAGCTGTATCAGGCTGCCAAGCGTGACGCAGAAGAGGCCGAGGCGTATGCGAAGGAGTTGGAAGCCACGCTGGCAAAGGCGGTGGAGGCTTTGGTAGATGCCTCTCAAATTATAAGCCAGTGCACTTGGACAACCATGCGCGTGAATGGTCAGTATGTAGATCGCAGAGAAGTCGTGCAAAGTTACCGCGCCACCCTCGCAGAACTGACAGGAGGCAAGGATGACTGATGTAAAGTTTCGCGCCACAGTAAAGCATGATGGTGCAGAGGTTGGCGACCTGCCTTGGAGGGAAGAGTTTTGGGCCGTTCGCTATGACGACTACGCCGCCCTCCAAGCCCGCGTGGCTAAACTGGAAGCCCGCAGCAAGGAAGCCGTCGAAACGCTTCGCGTTGGCTTCAAATCATGCGACCCGACGAAGCAAGCGGCGGCTATCATTCTGGTTATCGCGCAACTGGAGGGGCACGGTGAATAACATGCAAGAACAAGCGTTGAAGAGGTTACGTCGAAAGCTGGAGGTATTGCACCTCGACCTGAAGAAGGTGAACAGTTTTCACAGGTATGACATAGAAGAGTGTCTGGCACTCGTGCAGATGCTGGAGGGCTCGTTGGGTGCCGGAAACAAAGACAAAGCCTGAGACGCGTCAGGTGTGGGACATGGCGCTTCAAGGCCTCTCCAGCAGGGAGATCGCCGAGGAGCTCGGCCTGAAGGTCAACACCGTCGCAAACATGATCCTGCGCGGCAGGGCCAAGGGCGTAGTACCAAGACGAACGGAGGATGACATGTCGGTACGATACAGGCTAAAAAAGGCCAACACGACGCTCGGAAGCATGATGGCTATCTTCGACAGCCTCTCGACGGAGCAAAGGGCGTGGCTGGTGAAGCAAAGCATAGACTGCGGATGCGCGACCATATCGGAGTTTGTCGTAGAGCTCGTTCGGGATGCGTACGAGGAAGACAAAAGCAAGAAAGAGACCAGCCATGAATGAGAACGACAGCCGCATCGAAAAGGAAATCGAAGAGGCCAACGACGAGTTCATGGCCATGCTTGGGAGGTGGCGTGACCGGTCGGCAGACCCGCTCATGGTGTGCGCGGTCTTCCTGACTCACATGGTGGCCTTGGCAGGACACACCATGGAGAGTGACGAAGAATACGAGAGGTTTTTGTCGGAGGTTATCAAGAGGGGCAAAGAGCGGTACGCAAGGGACCGAGACAACCCCACGTTCGTCAACTGACCTGAGCGTTCTCGTCCATGGCGCGACGAATCAGCACCGACAGCTGACGCGCCATGGATCTTTGCTCCCGCTCCGCCAGCATGCGAAGGAGATCATGGTCCTCGGTCAGAAGACCGACGTTCTTGAATTTCGGCTCGTCTTTGTTGGCCATGTGTAAGACCCCTTTACTTGTTCCCTGTTTCTACACTGCTACTAGGCGCGGTGCAACTACAGATCTTTTTTGGACCCACGGCGCGTCCACGCCTCGAATTGAGGCGGGGTTTTCTTGTATCCACGCACATCTGCTCCGGACATCTTGTTGAAGGACCGCATCAACGCACGTGCCACATCCTCCGTGAACCCGTACTTCATCAACTCCTTCTCCGCTGTCCGAGCGGTGCGCATCCCAACCCTCCGGTCATGAACCAGATCGGGGAGGAAGTCCCGGTCCATGTCCTCCACCTTCTTGAATTTTTTCATAGCAGCTCCTTCTGTGGTTTCAGGTCAAGCCACGCGCGCGCCTCCTCACCGAGGACGATCGCGCCGATGTCGATCTTAGCACGAAGTGCCTCAACAATCTTCTCGTCGATGCTGCCTGCGGCAATCAAGTCCACATAGGTGACGTTGTTCTTCTGGCCAATACGATGTGCGCGGTCCTCGGACTGCAGGCGGGTCTCCAAGTTGTAGTCGTTCGCGTAGTAAACGCACATGTTGGCCTCCGTCAGGGTCAGGCCATAGCCTGCCGTTGCCGGGTTCCCTACGAAGAAGCGCAGCGGGTGGTCGGGGTTCTGGAAGTTGCGCACGATGTCATTGCGCACGTCATCCGATGTGTCACCGTAGTACGAGGCAGCACAGCCCTCTCCGAAGGTCTTGTTCAGCATCGCGGTGATCTGCTGGATGTCGTAGCGGAACCGGCTCCAGATGATCGCCTTCCCGGAATGCTCCTCCAAGATCTCCTCCAAGATTTCCATGCGCCGGGACGGGAAGTACACCATCTCTCCGTCGTCGGTCTTCAGGTGGCCAGAGAGAACCTGCTGCATGCGTAGCATCTGGGTGATGACAGCCGGAGCCGAGACAAGCTCTCCCCCGTTAAGCATGGTCATAGCCATGGTTCGCAGCTGCTCGTACATCTTGGCCTGCTCGTCGGTCAGGGTGACATGGCGGATCGTGTACACCTTCTCCGGAAGATCCAAGCAATCCTTCTTCAGCACACGAAAGCTTGTGCTATCGATCTTTTTGGTAAGCTCATCGAGATTACGATAGCCCACTACTTGATCGAAGGATATGCGGCCCATCTTACGCTTCTGCGTGACGGCATAGCGGTTCTGAAAGGCGTAGAAGCTGTCGTATCCCAAGGTCCGAGGTCCGAGGAACTCGAACTGAGCGAAGGCATCCATGGGCGACTTGGTGATCGGCGAGCCGGTCATGATCCTGCGGTAGCTGAACTGAGCCGCGATCTTGACGAGTGCCTTGGTCCGCTTGGCCTTGTGGTTTTTGATGGTGGTCGACTCGTCGATGGCGATCAGGCCGGTTGGCCCGAAGTGCTTGGCCATCCACTCGCCGGCCGTCTTGCCCTTGAGCGTGGAGAAGGCTTCGACGTTCATGACGAAGATGGTCAGCCCCTCGAAGGCCTTGCCGATGGACTTGAGCTCGGCCTGCTGCGTCTTGTTGGGGTTGGCCACCCAACGAATCACCCGATGTGGCACCTGTTCGGACATGTGCTCGGGAATTTCCTTGGCCACCCAGTTCCGGTACACCCCTTTGGGTGCCAGAACCAAAGCGAAGTTGATGTCGCCGGACAGGTACAGCGCGGCGATGTTGTCGATCAGAACCTTTGATTTGCCAGTGCCCATCTCCATCAAATAGCCGTACGACGGAAGGTTCATGCCCGCTACCAGCGCATCCATCTGGTGTTGGTACGGTTTAGTCTTAAAGAAATCCATTGACACCTGTTGATCCTCTCTCTATCCTCCTGCTCATGGTTAGCAAACAAGCTGCCAACAAGCAACCCTGAAGAGGACCAAACTTATGACCGACATCTTTGACGACATTTTCGACGAGGCCGGTGCGCTCGGAAATGTGGATACCGCATCCGGCAAGACCCTCAGCGATCTGGTGCGCAAGCTTCGCGCGGTGGAGAAAGAGATCTCCGACGCCGAGGACCATCTCAAGTCTCTGAAGCAGGAGAAGCACAAGCTCTCCGTTGAGAATATCCCGACCCTGATGGACGAGATGGGCGTGGAGCGTCTGGACGTGGACGGTGTGACTGTTGTGCGCAAGCTCATGGTTCACGCATCGATCCCCTCCGAGCGCAAGGACGAGGCCTTTGGATGGCTGCGCGAGAACGGTCTTGATGACATCATCAAGAACGATGTGACCGTTGCTTTCGGCAAGGGGCAGGACAACATGGCCGGGGATCTGCTCGGGCAGTTGGAGCGTGACGGGTATGACGTGGCTCAGAAGACCTATGTCCACCCGATGACCCTCAAGGCCTTCGTCAAGGAACGCTTTGAGAACGGCAAACCCATCGACCTCGACATGTTCGGGGCCTTCATCGCAAACGCAGCAGAAATCAAAAGGAAGTCGTGATGACCACTGATATCGCAAAAGCCAAAGAAACCGCCGTGTCCACTGACGTGATGGACGACATCTTCGAGCATGCTGGAGAGGGCGCGTCCTTCGACAGCAGCGAGATGCAGATCCCCTTCGTGCGTCTGTTGCAGCCTCTGTCGCCGCAGCTGAACAAGAAGAAGGCGGAGTTCATCGACGGCGCCTCGTCCGGGGATGCGTTCAACAACGTGACCGGACAATACTGGGACGGCGAGGCTGGGATCGACTTGATTGTCTGCTTCCAGACCACCAAGTATCTGGAGTTCGTGCCTCGTGACATGGGCGGTGGTTTCAAGGGCGAGATCCCTGCGAACAGTTCGCTGCTCCAGCAGACCACGCGCAATGGCTCGAAGGAGATCCTGCCGAACGGGAACGAGCTTGTGAAGAGCGACCAGCACTTCTGCCTTGTGATGGACGAAGACGGTGGCTATCAGCCGGCCGTGATCGACATGAAGTCCACGCAGCTGAAGATCAGCCGCCGCTGGAAAACGCAGATCGCCATGCAGAAGGTCAAGAACCCGAAGACGGGTGCCATGGTCACCCCTCCTGTCTACGCGACCATGTGGAAGCTGCGCTCTGTCGAGGAGTCCAATGACCAAGGTTCGTGGAGCAACTGGCAGGTTGAGCGTGTCGGCCTTCTGGAAGATCGCAACCTGTTCCTTGAAGCCAAGTCGTTCCGCGACTCCATCGCGGCGGGCGAGGTCAAGGCTGCTCCCGAGGTCGACGACCGCGACACCGGACGTTCTTCGGCACAGGTCGACGACATACCGTTTTGAGTAAGAACACGGGGGCGGGCAGGCTCTGCTCGCCCCTTCTTACCTTTCTCGGTATGTAAAGGGAACTAACATATGTCCTTAACACAAAGACTACTGGCGGCGTTCGAGGGATCGAAGGCGGCCTACGGAGAAACTACGGTTGGTCGCATAGGGCGCAAGGGAAAGGCTGAAGCTAAGAGCTTCATCCGGCGTGGTCTGATGACCGAGGATCTTGTGCAGCGACACATCGACGGAGAGCAGGGCGTCGGGGCGATCCCCATCACGCAGGAGAACACCTGCCGGTTTGGGGCCTTGGACATCGACGTCTACGACCTCGATCATGCAGGCCTGCAGTCGAAGATACAGCAGCTGAAGCTGCCGCTGGTTCACTGCCGCACAAAGTCTGGCGGCGCACACCTGTTCCTGTTCTTGAAGGACTGGCATCCGGCGTCGCTGATCCGCGAGTATCTGACAGAGATGTCCATTGCGCTGGGGTTCTCTGGTTGTGAGATCTTCCCGAAGCAAGATGCGATCTTGGTGGAGCGGGGAGACCTCGGCAACTTCATCAACATGCCCTACTTCAACGCGGACATCACGACCCGCTACGCCTTCGACAAGGCGACAAAGGCCCTCGATCTGGAAGAGTTTCTGGACCTTGTTGACGTGTCACGGGTGACGCTGTCGGACCTCGATGCACTGGACCTTTCCGGCTCCAAGGAACATTTCACCGACGGTCCCCCATGCCTGCGGATACTGGTGGCGACGGGCTGCGTCTCCGAAATGCGGAACAACACCATGCTGCAGATGGGTGTGTACGCCAAACTCAAGTATCCAGACGACTGGGAGCGCCGGGTCGAAGACATGAACCGCACCTTCATGCAGCCACCACTGGACTCAAAGGAACTGCTGGGCATCATCAAGCAGCTGCAGAAGAAGGACTACTTCTACACCTGCAACATCGAACCATTCTGCTCGGTGTGCGACAAGGATATCTGCCGCACCAAGAAGTTTGGGGTGGGCGGAGACAGCGAGAGCAAGGCGCAGGTGGGAGGACTCACCGTCGTGATGTCGGAGCCCCGGCTGTACTTCATGGACGTCAACGGGAAGCGCGTCGAGCTCGGCGTGGACCAGTTGCACAACCAGTCCCTATGGCAGAAGGCCTGTCTCGCACAGATAGACTTCATGCCTGCCGCAATGAAGGCGCAAGACTGGACGGGTCTGGTGAACCGCATGCTGTCCGAGGCCACCTACCAAGAGGTGCCCCGAGAGCTGACGATGGGTGGCCAGTTCGAAGAGCTACTGAAGAGCTACTGCAACGGCAGCGCGCAGGCCTACGACGCCTCGGAGCTCGAGACCGGCAAGCCGTGGCAGGATGGAGGTAAAGTTAAGTTCAAGCTGGACGGTCTTGTCACCTTCCTCAAGAACCGCGCCCATCCATGGGCAGAGAACAGGGCGAAGATACAAGAGGAGATCAAGCGCCTGAACAGCGGCACTGATTTCTCTGGGCGTGAGCGGTTCAAGACGACCGACGGAAAGTGGGCAGGTGTGCGCGTGTGGTGGGTGCCTGTCTTCAAGGAAGACGAGATCGAACTGCCTGTTGAGGAGATCAATAATGAAATTCCGTTCTAATAAGTTGGTGACGGTCCGGGAGATCGCCGAGTACCTCGATGTGACAACGGCGGCGATCTACAAGTGGATCAAGGAGGGAAGCATGCCTGCCCCCTACCGGATCGGCGGAACCAAAGGTGCGCTGCGGTGGCATGCAGACGACATCAACGCGTGGCTGGAGGAGACCCGATGATTCCGGGAAGCACACAGATTTTCGGTCCTCCGGGCTGCGGCAAGACCGAGACGCTGATGCGGCTGATCGAGGATCGGCTCAACAACGGCGTGTCCCCGCACCGCATCACCTTCGTGTCGTTCTCCCGCAAGTCGATCCAAGAAGCCAAGGACCGCGCGATGGAGCGGTTCGGGTTGGACGCCAAGGCGCTGCCGCACTTCCGGACACTGCACTCCACGGGCTTCGTGGCGCTGGGCCTGTCCTACGGGGACGTGCTTTCGGGTCCCGATTACAGGGCGCTCGGGAAGATGCTGGGGGAGGAGTTCAACATGAACGTCCGTCCCGAAGACGGTGTCCTGCTGCCCACAGACCTGAAGCGGGGAAGCAAGTACATCCAGATCATCGACCGTGCGCGGTATCGCATGATACCTTTGGAGCAGGAGTGGAAGGATCACGACACCCACGACATCTCCCTGTTCAAGGCGAAGCAGATCGCGGACCAGATCGTGGAGTACAAGACAAAGCTGGGCAAGGTCGACTACGTCGACATGATCGAGCTGTACGTCAAGACCGTCGAGGTCGCGCCCACAACGGTGCTGATCGTGGACGAAGCGCAGGATCTCACCCCTCTGCAGTGGGAGATGGTCAAGAAGATGGCTGAGTTCGCAGAGGAGGTCTGGCTGGCGGGTGACGACGATCAGGCCATCCACCGCTGGACCGGAGTGGACGTGAAGCAGTTCATCAACATGTCCCCTTCGCGGATCGTACTAGACCAGTCCTATCGCCTGCCCAAGAAGATCTTCGATGTCGGAGAGCGGATCGTCAAAAGGATCAAGGACCGAGTACCGAAATACTACCGACCGACATCCGAGGAAGGTCGTGTCACATGGCACTATGATCTCGAATCTGTGCCACTGGACCGTGGTTCGTGGACCATCATGGGAAGGACCAACGCCATCGTCATGGACATGGCGGCCGAGGTGCAGCGCATGGGCTACTACTATTCTGTGAAGGGGTCGCCGCCGATCTCTGCAGCGCAGGCCCGTGCTATCCAGACATGGCGGGAGTTGTGCAACGGGGCGAAGGTGGACCTTCACCTGATCAAGGAGCTCTATGATCTGGTCCCAAAGCAGGGGGACAAGGCGGTTGTACGGCGCGGCGCCGTACGTCTGCTGGAGAGTGTATCACCGGATGATACATTGTCCCTGACGCAGCTGGAGCAGGAGTTTGGTATGATCCCACAGGGGGATCTCCTTGGACGCCCGGATGCGTTCGAGGTGCTGAACTTAGGTAACGATATGCGCTTGTATCTTAACCACATCGAAGCATCCGGCGAGGACATCACCAAACCGCCTCGTATCAAGTTGTCGACGTTCCACGCCATGAAGGGCGGGGAGGATGACAACTGCATCGTGAACCTTGCGACCACCAAGACATGCGCCGAGAGCCGGTTTCCTGACGACGAGCACCGGGCGTTTTACGTCGGGGTGACCAGAGCGCGTAAAGAGCTGCACCTCGTAGACACAAACCGGAGGTATAACTACCCGCTATGACATTTGCTTTTGAGGACGACAGGCTCTGGGACTGGGCCACGGGGATGGCAAAGCACGTTGCGCTTTTAAGCAAGGATCCTAGCACCAAAGTGGGTGCGGTGATCTTTGATGACAAAAAACGCATCGTTTCTGCCGGCTACAACGGACTGCCGCGCGGTGTCCACGACTCAGAGGCGCGCCTGACCAACCGGGACATCAAATACAAGATGATCTTGCATGCCGAGGTCAACGCCCTGAGCTTTGCGACCGGACCTGTAGCGGGGTCGACGCTGTTCTGCACCCACCCGTGCTGCACCCAGTGTGCGGCGCAGGTGATCCAGCGAGGTGTGGCGCATGTGTGCTGGCCAACACCGGATGTCGAGTTTGTTAGACGGTGGTCTAACGACATGACCCTTTCGATGGAGATGTTTATGGAAGCAGGAGTGACGGTCCATGTCCGGTAATTACCCAGACGACAACCCTAAGACGGCCCTTGGTGAGGCAAAACCTAAGATCAGTGACACCCCCACCATTGGGATACGTGAACTGGGCAGAGTTCACACAATGGGTTCTGAGAAATATGGACGTTTCAACTGGAGGGAGCACACCGTATCATCTTCGGTGTATTACGACGCTGCTTGGCGACACTTGTCTGCATGGTTTGAAGGTGAGGACGTAGACCCAGAGAGCGGACTACCCCACCTCGCACATGTCATGGCCTGCATGAACATCCTCATGGACGCCGAGGCCTGTGGAAAGCTCAACGACAACAGACCAAAAAAGGACTGAGGACCATGGCAAGAGACCGCAAAGACAAGAGCACGGTTTCGTTCTTCGAGAGACTGGACCTCGGCGAGAAGCTCGTGCCGGATTGGAATATCCCGTCCGAATACCCGGACCTGACCAAGTACCCGCAGATCGCCATCGACCTTGAAACGTGCGACCCGCACCTGACAACGCTGGGTCCGGGCTGGGCCCGAAACGACGGGTTCGTTGTCGGTATCGCTGTCGCGGCCGGGGATCAGGCTTGGTACTTCCCGATCCGCCACGAGAACGGGCACAACCTCGACCCGAAGATGACGTTCCGCTGGCTGAGCAAGCAGCTGGCCACGCCGCACATCGACAAGATCATGCACAACGCCACCTACGATGCGGGCTGGCTGCGGGCAGAGGGGGTCGAGGTGCAAGGTCGGATCATCGACACCATGATTGCCGCCCCTCTGATCGACGAGAACCGCTTTTCGTACAGCCTGAACAACCTCGGCCGCGACTACATCGACATGCGCAAGGACGAGAAGATGCTGCGCGCCGCTGCGAAGGACTGGGGTATCGACCCCAAGGCTGACATGTGGCGACTGCCGCCGTCCTATGTGGGCGCCTACGCTGAACAGGACGCCTTCATGACACTGAAGCTCTGGGACCGACTGCGGACAGAGATCAGTGCACAGGACCTGACGCACATCTTCCAACTGGAGACGTCGATCATCCCCCTGATGATCGAGATGCGGTGGCGTGGCGTCCAAGTCAATCTCGACCAAGCGGACGTTGCCCGCAAAGGCCTCAGGATCAAGGTGCAAGAACTGAAGGACGAGATCAACCGCAAGACAGGGGTGGCTATCGAGCCTTGGGCAGCGGCGTCTGTGCAGCAGGTGTTCGAGGCGCTGAATCTGCAGTACCCCAAGACAGAGGCTGGTGCTCCGTCGTTCACCAAGCAGTACCTCAACGCCCACCCGCACGAGGTGTGCCAGATGATCGTCAAGCTCCGTGAGTTTGACAAGGCGGACAGCACGTTCATCGACTCGATCCTGCGGCACGAGCACAAGGGTCGCATCCACACGGAGTTCCACCAGCTGCGGAGCGACGATGGCGGCACGGTCACCGGGCGGTTCTCTTCGTCATCGCCAAACCTGCAGCAGATCCCGGCCCGGGATCCGGACATCAAGAAGCTGATCCGGGGTCTGTTTATTCCGGAGGAGGGACAGATGTGGGGGTCGTTCGACTACTCCTCACAGGAGCCCCGCCTGTTGGTGCACTTTGCGGCATCGATGCCGGACCACATGCGTAGCCCGGTGGTCGACACGATCGTCGAGGAGTACCACAAGGGTGATGTTGACCTGCACCAGATGGTGGCAGACATTGCAGGCATCTCCCGCAAGCAGGCCAAGGCCGTCAACCTCGGCATCATGTACGGCATGGGGGTGACCAAGCTTGCCGCACAGCTGGACATCTCTGTCGAGGAGGCCAAGCGGATCATGTCCGAGCACAAGGAGAAGGTGCCGTTCGTGAAGCAGCTTGCTGACGTGGCCAGCAAAAGGGCCGAGGACCAAGGTCAAATCCGCACGGTCCTTGGACGCCTCTGCCGGTTCCACCTGTGGGAGCCGACGAGCTTTGGGTACAACAAGCCTCTGCCTCTGGAGGAGGCGAAGAAGGAGTACGGGAACGTCAACAACCTGAAAAGAGCCTTTAGTTACAAGGCCTTGAACAAGTTGATCCAAGGATCGGCGGCCGACCAGACGAAGAAGGCGATGGCAGATTGCTATGCCGAAGGTCTGATCCCGTTGCTCACGGTGCACGACGAACTCTGTTTCTCGGTTGAAAACGAGGCTCAATCTGTCAGAATCAAGGAGATCATGGAGACAGGTGTTCCGCTTCGGATCCCGTCCAAGGTCGATGACGACATCCCGGCCCTGCGTGGGCTACCAAACAACTGGGGACAGGTCGAATGACTGACAACACCAACACCAAGGCGCTCGGGTTCAAGGACATGCACCCCGAGCAGGTTATGGCGCTCAAAGACTTCATTGATCTTGCGCTCAACTGCGCACATGCGGACGCCTTTGAGGGGCTGCTGGAGGCCGCCGAAGACGTTGTTGTGCTCTTCGGCGGCATTGGTATCGAGGTGAGCTACGACGTGGGCTACTGATTTGCCAGCCGCTGTGCGATTTCGGCGTTTCGAGCCTGCGAGACAGGATCTCCACCAAGTACAGCCAGCGGAGGTGTACCACCTGCCGGCGTCCGAGGGGTCTGTGGGACCACGGGCGCTGGCGCTGGCAAGGTTACGGGGGCCGGTGTAACAGCCGGCCCCTGTCCAAGGTCACTGAAAAGATTGCCACCTGTAGGAGCAACGGATGGAATAGCCGCTGGAGCAGCTGCTTCCTCTTGCCGACGACGGAACATCTCCGGGCTCAGCGGCTCGCCGCGACGAGCGTTTGACAACCGGTTCAGGTCCCCCCACGGAACGTTGGGAGCCACGCGAACACGGCCCTCCCGCTGCTGTTCCAGAACGCTCTTACGGATCTCCTCCGAGGCCAGACCGGGAATGAACTGACCACGCATGATCGAGTTGACCTCACGACTGCCGAGCTTTGCCTTGCGCGTCAGGTTGCGGCGGATCTCAGTATCGCTCAGGCCAAGCTCACGGGCGGCGAGGATGTCGTTGTACAGCTTAGACTGCTCTCGATAGAGGGTGTCGAGATAGTTGTTCCAGCCGTCGATGATTTCCGGAACCGTCGCGTCTCCACGGCGGATCACGGCGTTGGCTGCGGTCTTGGCTTCAGAGCGGCGTGGGGCATACTCTTTGCCAACAAACTCAAAGTCCTGCCGGAGATTGAGGCGCATGGGTGTGAAACCGGTGACCTGCCGAGCCAACTCCTCGTACTCGTTGTACTCATTGCCGCGCGCGCCCGGGGTGTTCATAAGTGCCCGGGTCAGGCGACCCGGCTCGATGTCTCCGCGACGTCCTTCGACAGCCAGTTTCACATAGGCCGGCGCTAGGCTGTCGACAATGTGAACAAAGCCGTTCTTCACCTTGGTGCCAATGTCATCCGTGTCGTTGTAGATCTTGGCGCCAGTGCTGGTCACTCCGCCGCGACCGATGCCGGGGAAACCCTCGGAGGGTAGAGAGTCTCGAACGCGCTCGAACACAATGGATTCAGAGGCGAATGGGTCGGCAAGCGAAGAGATAGAGGACCAAGCTGCGTTGGCCAACTGGTCCGCTTCGGACTTATCCAGACGGCCGCGCTCGGAGTATGCACGAAGGGCCGCGTTGATGGAGTCGGTAACAAAGCTGTAGGGGGCGACGTAGCTCAGGTCGACGTAGCTGATGTCGCCGTTACCATCGTTTTCCGTAATCACCAGATCATGGCCCGCCAGATACTCTGGAAGCTGCTCGTACAGGCGCTTCATCTGTTCCTCGGTGGTGCCGGTGGCGTTCATCGAAGCTCGCACCATGGCCTTGGGTGTGATGGCCGCAACTGTCAGGAGGCCGGTAAGCCGCTGCGCGCCGATTGCCCGCATCTGCCGAACCAACGCCTTTGCCTTCTGTTCGCCCAGTTCAGCGATCAGGCTCTCGTCGGCCACGGCCGACAACTCTTTCAGGCCCGTGTCTAGGATGTTCGACAGGTTGCGGATGTTTTCCGACGCGAACGAGGTGAAGTTACCAAAGGGCAGTGCACGGTCCAACGCTTGGACGGCCGATCCGATCTCGCTGTAGGTAGGCATCATGCGCTTGGTGCGATCGGCCGCGATGACCTCTACCGGGGACAG